AGAAGACTGTCAGGATCTGGTTGCTGCCAGGAAGGTCAGCCCTGATGCCCGTGCTGAACTGCACCGGGGACTGGGAAAGGTCTATGTAGGTCTGGCTGCTGGCCTGGGCGAACCCGCTGATAAGGTCAGTGCCCGAATCATCAGTGGAGTCGTTCAGTTGCCACAACCCGCCGGTCGCGCCGGCCGCCGATAAAACCCCGTAAACTATGGCCGGGGCGGTGGTTATCGACCCATCGGACGTTACCACGCTAGTTTGAACGAATGGCATCGGTTACCTCCTGGTGCTTCTGCCGGACGTGAAGCTTCACCCCGGCCTCGCTCTTGAAAGTCTTGCCGCACTGGTCGCAGACGGGCCTGTTGGAACGGGCAGGAGTCCCGTTTCCCCCGACCTGGGCTACCGCCGCCATCAGGGTGCGCTGGAACTGCCTCTCCTCGTCTCTCTCAGACCGGGCCGCCTCTTCAGCGATGGTCGCCCACTCCATGCGGTGACGGGTCTGCATGTGGCGCTGCACCTGGTACTCGGAAGCGAGGTCGTCCTTGGTGCAGGTAGCCAGACCCATCTGGTCGTAGTGTTCGCGCTCCTCACTGTCAGCGTGGAGCAGGCACTTGTAGGCGCCCCTCGGCGGCTCGAAGGGTGGCTTGACCGTGGTGTACACCCGGGTGCCGTCCTCCGGGAAGGTCTTCTTCAACTGGTCTTCTAGCATGTTCCGGTTGGTCTTGGACCGGTCTCCCGTCTTCGTGTTGTAGATGAAGACGTGGCCGGCCGATTCCACACTAGCTACCTGGACTCCCAGAGGCATGTCATCGTTGCTTCGATGCAGGATTTGGCCCTCGCGGAGGTTGCCAGGTTCTTCGGCTTCCTCAACTTCCTGCATCAATTCTTCGATATATTCGGGTGTGGTCATAGTCCATTCTCCTTGGTTATCGTTCGCTTCTTCTCCCAGTGGTCATACAGCCCCTCGGTGAGGTTGCTCGTAGGCAAAGACGCACCACGGTTATGTTCATACCACTGGGAAAAGCTGCCTTCTTGACGGTGGGCGGCAGCGTATGCCTGGAGTTCAGCAACGGTGTGGAGGATCTGGCCCTTGCCAGTGGCCGGGTCCCAGACGCCACCGGGTATCTCGAACTCGTCCGCAGAGAAGTTCTCCCGGGGGCCGAGGTCTTCCTGGTATTCGGCCAGCCGGTCGTCCCGGACAACGCTAATAATCTGGTAGCGATGCCACCCGGTCCCGTCCGGTGTCTGACGGTTCATCTCCCTCAGACGAAAGGCCGGTTCGTTGAAGTTTATCCATTGTGTGGCTACCGTTACTTGTCCCATCACTACCACCCAACGATTCCTGTAACTCGGTAACTTGGGCCTCAAGGAGCCTTATCTTCATGCAGGCTTCCCCGTAGGCCAGTAGGATGTCGTCCAGATCACACTTTAGCGGTATGCCCATGCCCTACCCTGCGCGGTGGTTCCAGGTGGTCGTACTCACGGCGCACCTGTTCCAGAGGCTTATCCTGCTGGATGGAGAGTTGGCGGTGCCATAAGGCCCGGGGCATGTCGCCCTCTTTCGAGTTCCACGCCGCCGGTTCGCTTACCCAGCGTTTCCCGTTGTAGTCGTCATAGGCAGGGATCTCCTGCATCAGGGCGGCTATCTCGGGGTTCTGCTCGGCAAGTACCTTCCAAGCACAACAAAGACGTACTTTCAACGTCCTGGCAAGGTAGGGGTTCGTCCAGTACCCGATACGCTGGAAGGTGCAGTCGCACAGGTCATCGCCATGCTCCCAGTCTATCTCCGGTATCTGGCCTGTAAGCAGAAGGGTCTCTAACACGGTCAGCCCACGCTGGAAACCGTGCCGTCTGCGATTATCTTCCGCAGCACCGTGTCATTAGCGAACACAGCGCTTGAAGTGACGATGGCACCGGCTGGGGCCGTCCCCGTCTTGAAGACAACCGTACTTGTAGGCTCGGTCGAGGCGAAAGCAGTCTCGGCACCCATGTAGAGGTTCTCGGCTACTACATGAGCGTCACCGGCCGTTACCGTGAGGTCGCCAGCGGTGACTGTTATGCCACCGGCAGGGACGGTCAGGTAAGCCCCGGTATCATCGAAGCGGGCGGCGATGGTGCCGTCCACCTGGACCTCAAGGCGTGAGTTGCCTTGGTCCCATCTGAATCCTCGTCGTGCGGGCATCTTTACTCCTTAGCTGCTACAGCAGCACATGATAAGGTGGCGCCCGGGTTGCCCCGGGCACTCATCTATGACTAGACGACCCAGTCGCGGTTAGCCATTATCTTGATGTAGTCGATGTCCAGCGTGAGGTTGCTAGTGGTCTTCGACTCGACGCCGACGACCGCTGCCAGGTCTACGCTGGTGGATACGGCACCAGAGACACCACTGCTCTTGGCAGAGGCGCTTCCACCGACAGCCACGCCGTCGATATAGAAGAAGGCCGTCCCGTTAGGGGCGATCTCCACCCGGAATATCTGGTACTCGCCGGCTACCGCATCATCGTCCACGTCGAGGCTCGTTGAAGTCGTCTCGCCCGTGGTTGTCCCGCCGTTGTAGACGGTGTGCCAGTCCTCTGAATCAGAAAGTTCAGAGGAGAATAGGAACCCGACCAGGTCGGAAGCGGTCAGGGTTATGGTAGCGGTGCCACCATGTACCAGGTCGTCTTCCAGGCTAAGGTCGTCACTGTTCACGTCGGAGAAACCGATGAAGACCTCACGGTTAGCCAGGGCCGGGAGCCGCAAACGGGCTTCCAGGACCAATGGCCCCATGAGTCCCACATCGAACATGACCGGGGTGGCGATGTAAACGCCGTGCTTGTCCTCGTTGGTACTGGTAAGTTGCACTACCCCGCTCATCCCGTCAGACTCAAGGTTGACGGCGCCGGAGTCAGTCTCAGCAACGCCGTCACCGATTACCCGGAGGGAACCGATAGCACCGGACGCTGCCGTCTCGGCGATTATCCATTCCGCGCCGATGAAGTCCTCGAATATCTCGATCCTGCCTGATCCACTCTGTGGCATATCAACATCTCCTATGCCTGGTCAGCCACGCAATACATCTCATCGTGGCTGCCAAAAGTTAGCTTGTAGGTGCCGTGGCGTCCGAATGAATCTCGAACAGCCAGTTGCCGGCAGAACGCTCACCGTAGGCGTACTCGTCGTACAGATAGACCACGGTGGCGCCGCCGCCGATGTCTTCCCTACGAACGGTAGCCGTGCGTGGGGCACGTCCCTGGACACATACGATGGCTTCCTGGGCGAACACGCCACCCTTGGCAGCGTTGCTGGTTATGGTGATGTTGCCATCCTCATATATCTGCGCCCCGGATACCATGCCCTGGAACTTCTCCGCGAAGACCCGGGCGGTCAAGCCCTCGCCTACGGGATACGTCCCGATACCGGCGGTAATCTCATCGGAGATGTCCTTGATCTGGAAGCCGTGGAGTACGCACCGGTACGGGGGGTTCCCCGGCTCAGTGGTGTTGCTGCTTATCTGGTAGGTGGCAGCCGATATGTGCCCGCTCGTCAGAGTGGTCGAAGAACTACCAAAAGAAGTAGTTGCTCCGTCAAGCACGGTCAGGCCGTCCTCGTCCTTCTTCCGCTCGATGGCGTTCTGGGCGAGGCTCCCCAGTTGGGCGTAAGCCTTGGGGGAGATACGGGCCGCGACCCGGTCGGTCACCAGTGTCTGGATGCCGACAACGGTCGGCGTGATGGTGAAGAGCGAGTCGCTCATCTGTTGCGGGTTATCGAGTCTGGTCGTCTCGGTGACTTCCTGGGCGGTGAGTTGGGCCATGCTGACTTCACGCCAGGACTGGCCGGTGCCCTCGTCCATAGTTACCAGGTCGCACAGATTGGGCATGACGCCCTCGAATTCCCGGACCTGTCTGGCAGCCGCAACGACTACCGGAAGGCTAGCATCTAACGATTGTGTAATGGTATCGCCAGCAGCCATACCTATCTCCTTATCTCAGGTTTTTAAGTATCCTGTCTGCCCTTTCCCTGTCTTCCTTGCTGCTGTACCGACCTGGGTCGGAACCATATGCGTTAAGGAAGTCCATGTCTGCCAACCCGGCACCGCCGCCCGAAGGCCCCGTGTCCAGGTCATATATACCGGCTGCTTCCAACCGGGTGCGGGCGGCAGCCCTTTCCTCTTCTCGGATGCGTTGCTCCGATGATGACCCGCCATTCCTTTCGACCTGTCGGGCTATCCGGTGGGTCTTGCCTATCGCACTAGCCAGAGCGGCAGGGTCTTTCGCCTTGTGAGCATTGACCCATTCCTGGCGCACCTCTTCCAACTCAGCGGACTCGTAGAGGTCTAGCACCTGGTTGCCTTCGCCGTCCTGAACTGCTTCACGCAATTCCTCAGATAGAGCAGCGTAGCGGGCCTCGTAAGACCGGGCGGCTGCCGTCTGATTCTGTCTGGCCGTGATCGTGGAGAGTTCGGAGGGCAACGTATCAGTATCGCCAGTGGAGAAAGCGCGGATGACAGCCTGGTTGGCCGCCTCCATAGCGCCTATCCGGTCTCCGATATCAGCGAGTTGATTTTGCCACTCGTCCCTGGTACGGTCACGACCCTGCCGTGAGTTCAGGTCGTTCTGTGCCTTCTTTAGTTGGGTCTCCGCTTCCTCGGCACGGGCCTGCCAGTCCACCTCTTCGGTAGACTCAGCCTGTACCTCGACTGCGGCCTGTTCGGGTTCCGGGGTTGTCTGTTGCGTCATGTGAGGGCCTCTTGTGGAGGGTGTGTCACTTAACCACCACATCTGGTGTATCCGTTAGATTGTTACACCAGATATTGATGAAAGTCAAATTAACGGCCTACTGGAAGGGGGAAATTATTCATAATGTCGCTCATGAACCCTGAAGATGTGTCAGGGCCTGGTGTAGGTGTAGCAGCCGGACGCTTTGCTTCAACCT